ATACTCATCCAGACTCATTATATAGTTAGATAGTCCAATTGAGAGAAATATAGCTTCGTATCCAAACTGTCTGGCCATTGACAATGAATCAAAATACTGCTTCCATCCTGGTTGTTCGTATACGTATGCAGTGGTTGGAGTTCCTTTTACGCCATCTCTTAAATTTTTAAGAGACTTATCATGCGCCAACGCGAACATATTTGGGTCGGCAGGTTTAGGAAAGATCTTATCTAATACAGGGGAGCTAGCTCCCGTGTTTGGATCCGAGTCAGATGCGTCGATTTTAGGATAAAGAAACTTAATGTTCTTTCGGGCTTGAGGGTCCGGGTCTTCTATGTTTTTAGCCGATCCTGAAATAGTTCCAAAGTTAGCAATATATTTTTGAACATACTCGTTAAAATCACCTGCTAATAATTTCTTTAACTCAGCCTCTGTACTCATCTTAATTAAAAGTTCTTTTTATTATTTATTTAGGTTTCAAATGAGAAGGCAGTCCGACCTGATAACTGCCGCCCTGTGAATTAATTTGATTCTGCATATCTATTTCTTTATTTTGTTCCTCTGTCTCCTCGTTAATTATATTAACTAAGAGAGAATATTCCATATATTCTAAATTATAAAGAGTATCTAAGGATTGATTAAGCTTCACCGCCAAGTCTTTATTAAGCTTAAATAAGTTCATCAAATCTAGCTGAAATAATGAAAATATCTTTGACAGTGAAGCTTCCTCCCAAAAAAATCGAGCTCTCCGTTCTTTCTTTACATTTTTCACATGTACATAGAACTTTATTTGTAGACGTATCCTTCATGTCTTTTACAAATCTATAGATTGCGCTAAATTTAGCGCTTGACCAGCCTTCCATGCTAATTTTAAATTCTCCTAGGTTTTGAGTATTTGCTGCTTTCCAATTTACAATTAAATAGGGAGCAATATCATAAAATGAAGGATCTTTCTCCTGTCCAGAATTAATTTCAAACTCTCTACGCTGTCTGATTTTGGTATTTACTCCGATTGTCGGCATATAGAATTTAAGAGTCTCTTGTAGTTTTTCAGAAGGTATAACAAAACATCTTTCATCTTCATTATACCATTTAAAGTATTCTCCAGGTAATTCAAATCCTTTTAAATTTCTACTCAATACTTGAACCTTATTTACAAATCCACATTTATTATCTTGGCATTTAATATTTGCCATTAATTTATTTTCTTGATTTGGAAAAGTCAATTCATATATCCTAAATAGGATGTGATATCTATCAATTAGTAAAATATCGTTATATGTAAATTGAGCTGGATCTCCTGGGATTTTAATTCGGGTGCACGAATTTAGGATAAAATTTATCTTTTCATCTATATCAACCGGATCATAGTCATCCATAGTAGACCAGTGTCTGATTTCTTTGGTTTTAGCAGATCTAATCAATATCTCTACCCTAGCTGGATAAAACATTCCATTAGATGGTAAAGTTTCAAGATTTAATATTTTCCAAGGAGATTCTTCGCTTGCACTTAAGCTAATTTCCTCAAATCCTCTTGCTTTTCCAAGAGAAGTCTGCTTTGGTAATGGTGTTTCAACTTGAGTACTATCTTCAGAAACGGGCTCAATCGTTTGTAATTTTTCCTTATAATTGTTTACTCCACTCGCTTTATCAATCTCATCTAAATATTGTTGAGCTTCTGATTCGTCAATTTCATTTATTTCCATAGGATGATCTTTTTTATTTTATATAAAAAAAAATAAAAAGGTTTTGCAATTAATATATTTTGCTAGATTAAGATCCAATAAACTGAGCGAACGTCATTGCTTTAAATGAATTAGATTCATATAAGCGCTCCATCGTATCGATATAGATTTCTTTCTTTTGTAGAGTCTTAGGATCTTTTATAAAGGCTTTGATTGTGTTATTTCTACGGTCTACCTTTACTTCTAATAGTCTACCGACTACCATTTTTCCTCCTTTATTTTTAATTTGAGAATTCACTAGAATTCCCCTGACCCTGTCTCCTGGTTTATAATTGTATCTTATGATATTTACATTTCGATCAAACTCGCTCACTCCAGGATCACCGCTCCTAGACATATCGCTTAATGGAACTTGCTTAATTGATACTCCTGGGGTAAATTGGCTTCGACCGGTAACGAAATTAAAATCTCCCTTTTGACCATAGAACGGCAGGCCTCTCATGTAGTCCCTACTTTGGAACCCAGTTACAGTGCTGCTCTGTTCATTTAGTCTCTTCATTAGAATACTGCAGGATAGTTTCTTTTTCTATGACCAATTACTTTATAAGTTCCAGGAGAAACCGGATCACCTGCGGAATTAGTGAATTCAAATTTCTTAAGCCATATATCTAGATATGGACTGGCTCCTGCTGCTGTAAATCTAGTAATTGGATATACCGGAGCATTAATATCGTCATTGTCTAATCCCCAAACCTTGATATAGGAAGCAGTTGCGCTTAATACCTCTATTCTAAAAATAGGTCCATGTGCATTTCCGATCTTATCGGATGCCTTAGGTCCTCCTATTTGAGAGTACTTGAGGGTAGTTTTGTTAGGATCCTGCTCTCTGCGATCAGTGCTAATCCAAACTGGACCATATGACAATTCTGGACTGGCAGATGATGCTGGGTGTATTTCAAAAATTTCTGTAGGGATATTAGTGTTCATATATCTATTAATTTATTGGGCTTTTCCATAAGTAATTAATCCAATTAATTTAATCTTATAATCAGCATTCGGATTAATTACTTTTATTTTATTTATTAAAGTCTTTGGATCATTTGATTTAGGATTCGTAAACATAGTAAATAGATTGTATAAATAATATCTTTTATATTCTAAAGTTTCGGCATCTTCGATCCATAATTCAACATTCTTATCCACGATAGAAATTTCTTCACCATTATCATCGTTAGTAGGATAGACAATTTTAATCATTATTCCTCTAACATATAGATTTCCAGATATTAAATCTAGTGATGGAGATCCTGTCGTTAATATTCCATTGTCAAACATAGTATATTCTTCTCCTGAACTTAGGTTATAATTTATACAAGAATGACTATCTACTGGAAACGCAAAATCGTTAATACAGAACGACCCGACAATATTTGCCCCTTCTACTATTTTGAGACATTTATCTTCAAATAATTGTAGGATTGATTGATTATTATCACAGCAATCGCATATATTGTTTATTAAGGGTAGCATCTGTATTATTTATTATTTTTTAAGCCTAGCAAATTTAGGATTTACTCTTCCGGCCTTAAATATAGGCTCGGGTTGAATATTTTTTTCAATTTTATCTTCATCATTTGAATAATCTTCAGGTTCTATATCTGTAGGTGTATCTACCTGTGCTAAATCCTCTTCTGTATCATCTGGATCCTTACTATTTGATTCTAAAATCTGATCGGTAAATTTAATGTAATAGTGAAGGGCAGTAAGCGACATCATCGGAAGAGTACCTCCTTGAATTATTGCCAATAGTCTTCGATGATCAGTATTATCCCAGTCTTCAAAAAATGGCTTTATTAATTCAACCCAGGATAGGAAATCTTGACCGTTTACATTTATATCTTTGTATTCAAAGAAGATGTTTCCTATGATTTGAATGCAAGTCACTAGGCCAAATAGAAACCAAATTGAGGCGCGATTTATCTTTATAGTTGCTGCTGAAACTGAAGCTAATGCAAAAATTTCTATTGCAATAGAGAGATAGATTGCCCAGCTTATAGGATTACCTAAATCATACCAGCTAACTACATGGCTAATTGACATAATTACTACCAACAATATTGGAAGCAAAAATGAATTTTGAATTATTAGATTCTTATTTCTTTTTAACCAATTAATCATTTGATTCTATTTTATCTTTTATTTTAGATAGACTAGTTTTTCCTTTATCTAAATCATCTTCATATATCAGGTAGTCTAGCATTACCAATTCAAGTGCGTCTTTTATTTCCTTTTGAGAGGAAGTTTTCTTATCTAAGTTAGAAACAACAGTAGATAGGGAATCAATCTTTGCTTCTAATCTATCTGATTTGTCTTCTATTTTAGATACTTTGCTACTGGTGCACCCTTTTCCTAAATATAATAGAAAAAATAGGGCAGCTAAGATCTGCCATACCCATTTATTAATAAATTCTTTGATGTTCATATGAGTTCTTTTTATTATTTATTTTAAAAAAATAAAAGAAGTTAAATAAAAATGAGAGCTAAAGAACCTATTATTAAGGTTGGAATTCCAAAAAGATATGATACGCTATAGATATAATCTCTCTGGTTATATTTTCTATCTTCAAATTTTATTTGAATGATATATCCATAGTAATCTTCAGTTTTGACTCTTTCATAATCTACAAAAATTGAATCCAATATGCCTTCTTTTTGCAAAAAATCAGTATACTTTTTAAGCTTATCTCCCACATATCTTAATTCTGCAGGTTCAATTGTAAGTTCATCATAAGTTAAAATCTGCTCGTTTAAATTAATTCCTAAAAGAAGAAATTTATTTTGGCGAGTAATTCCCATTTCTTGGAGTTTACCTGTGCTTTCAAGATTATCTACAATCTTGATATAGATCTTTCTATATTTTCTGATTTTAGAATATTCTCGATATCTATTTAAAACTCGAGAAGGATAAATGTAGTCTTTAATTTTCATATGTCAAATATATGGTTTAGTGTTTCTTTAAATTCAGGATTCTTTAAAAGTACGTTATCCCTTACGTCAATTCTAATTTTCCTAAGCTTGGTTTTAACTGTATTTTCGTTTATATCGTATTTTACAGATATCTCCTTAATCTTTTCATTCTTTATCATCTTATCAATTGCTATATTTCTAAGAGTAGAGTCTTCGATTTGATTTATTGCCGATACTGTCTCAGAATACAGATGGTCTATTTCGGACTGAACTCCGTCTGAGTCATATTCAATTGAAATATCTCCACCGCTGCCCATATATTCTAGGCTCACAGTAGGATGCTGATTCTTTTTGTAGAGATAAAAAAGGGTCTCGTTACGAGTAATTGTATAAATCCAAGTTGTAAACTTGGCCTTATTAAAATCAAATTTATCTATATTTTTAAATATTTTTTTTAAAGACCACTGAAGAGCCTCTACTGTATCATCCTCATTTCTACAAAAGGTCCACACAAAATACTTTAATTTTGGATAAATTAATTCGACAAGCTCATTCTTTTGTCTTTCAGTTATCGAACAATCTTGAAATTTCGATGCAATGTAATTAATTCTTTCA